GGTGTTCGCTGTGGCGGTGTTGTTCTCTGTCTCAGCCATCACACTCTCCCTCTCTTACTTTGCAGCGGTTTTCTTGCCGCTCTTTTTCTGCTCCGCCGGGGTGGTCCCTTTGGAGCTGGATCCTACACATACAGGCATCTCACGCACCTCCTCATTCCTCGGGTTCCAGAGTCAGGCCAGCGAGGGAATAAACCTTCGCGGTCGCCTGGGTGCCCTTGGTTGCGATGAACTGCACGAGTTCCTGTGTGTTCTTGATCCTCAGGATGACGATTCCGTCTGACTGGTCAACAGTCACAGCCGGATGATCTCCGCCGATCAGCTGAACAGTGATGCGGTCATTGCTCACTTCTCCGGTGCTGACATGGAGAACGAGGAAGTGACCTTTCTGTTCTTCCGGATCTCCGGAGAATCCTGTGTAATCGTCAACATAACTCAGGGTTCCTTTGATTACATCTCCAGAAATGGAGACGTCTTCCTGCAGATCCCCGACTACCTTGCCGAGAAGATCCGTCCCTGCCGCGATATCTGCGTCACACGACAGGGAACTCAAAAAGCCTCGAGCTCCTTGATGAGAACGTATGCCGGGTTCAGGTTCGCGATGTTCACGTTGATGAAGCTCACGTTGTCGATCGGCTGGCCGTTGCCATACACACGGGTTGTATAAACACGGTTGTCGTCGAGGAACTGAGCCTCGTCAGAGTATTCGATGATGCCGGATTTTCCGCCGTTGATCGCTGCGAAGTAGTTCTTCGCGATGCCGACCTTCACATATCCTTCTTCGACGAAAGCGGAAGCGATAACTCTGGTCGGGAACTGGTGACTGATCACATCGATCACGCCTGCCATGGTGACAGTGTGCTGTGCCGGGCGGAGCTTCTTCACATAGTCCTTCGGATTGCAGACCATGAGAACCTCCGGAACGATCCGATAGTCGCCGTTTGCGTCGACCAGCAGATTGTTCGCGATCAGAGCAGGGTAGTCAGCCCAGTCTGTGAGAGCGATCGCCGACTTTTCGGAATAAACGCCTTCGACCGGGTGAGCGATATCGTACGCCATGCCGATCGGCTTGTTCTTGCCGTTGCCGGCAACGATCGCATACTCGAGGCCGTTCGCACACACTTCAGAGAGAACGATCCGGATGTACTGGTCGACCCAAACCGGAGCGAAGCTGAAGTTGAACTTCACATAATCCTTCGGGATCAGGAAGAACGCGGTGTACTTGTTGACTTCCATGTCGATGTAGCGAAGCGCACCGGCGACTTCCTCTACGATCGCGGAAGCGACAGCGCCCCAGCTGCCGAGCTTGGCCATCATCTGGGTTCCGTTCATGACGAGCTTGGTCGAACCGTTGGCGTTCTGGAAGGTGATCTCATCCAGGAGCGGATGAGACTTCTTCATGTCTTCGATGACGCGGTCGATGATGGTAATGGGAAGGGGAGCGGTGATGTTGGAGATCGCCTGCTTCGGGTTGTTTGCGTGGGATGCCTGGATGAACTGTTCATACCAGTCACGCTCCTCGGAAGTGAGGACAGCGAAGCCGCGACCGTTGAGAGCAGCGACATCGGAAGCGCCGCGCTGAGCGTTGAATTCTGTCTCAATCATCTGAGCGATGGCTGCGGAGAACTCCTGAATCGCGTCTGCTGCGGCGTTTTCATCATCACCGGAGAGCGCCTGCGCAAGCTGGGAAGCCATGTTCTTGCTTTTTTCCTGAACGATGTCTTTGTTAAGCATTTTATTTTTCCTCCATGAGTTTTCTGGTTGCTGAAACGAAAACGTCCAGCATCGATCGCCGGGCGCTTTCTTTTGTCTCCGGTTCCGGCTGCTCTTCAGCTTCCGGATCCGGATCGGAATGTGTTTCTTCAGTTTCTGGTTCGGCTTCAGCTTCTGCCTCAGCTTCTTCCGACTTCTCACTTCTCGCGCTCGTCAGCGCGTACATGATCGCCGGGAAAGCCGACTGCTTCGCGGTTTCCGTTTCAAGGACATCCTCGATCACAGTCGCGAACCCCATGCTGACAGCATCAGCCGGAAGGATCCAGGATTCCTCGTTCATCAGCCGTTTGATCTCCTCTTCTGAGATCGTGCAGCGCAGTTTATACGCTTCGACCGATGCCTGAGTGATCGTTTCGATGTCGTCGGCAGCCTTCCGAAGATCATTTGCATCGCCTGACACGCATGTCCAGGCGTTATGGATCATCAGAAGCGATGCGGCGTTCATGATCCGCTCGTCTCCAGCCATGAAAATGACAGAAGCTGCAGAGCATGCAAAGCCGTCGCAGACCGTTGTGACCTTCTTCTCGCTGTTCTTCAGCGCATTGAAGATCGCGAGTCCTTCAGCGACTTCTCCGCCGTAGGAATTGATGTGAACCTTGATGTTGCTCTGTTTCAGATCCTGAAGCTGTCTCACGATTCCGTAAGAACTGACATCAGATTCAGCCCACTCCCACGATGTGATGTCTCCGAAGATGTAAAGATCCGCGGTGTCTGAGTTTTCATCAGTCGCCCACGACCAGAACCTTTTTCTCTCCATAGCGTTTTTTCCTCCTTTCCTGATGCTTTGATATTCCCCGTCGATCAGGATCCTGCAGTTTCTTTTCCGCCGATTCATCAGCTCGATCTTCAGCAGCAGCGCTGCCTTCCTCTCCGCCTTCCGTCGTCTTCTGAGAAACAGCATTCTCGCTGTTCGAGTAGGTTCTTTCCATCGCGTTCTCGATCCGGGCATAGTTGAGCGTCATCCAGTGCTCTGTGCTCCAGTCTGTATCGAGAGGCGAGTCTCCGGCTTTCTGCCGGATTTCATCGATTGACCATCCACCACAGGCGATCAGTTTGTCCGCCTGGGTCGAGATGTTGAATATGTCGAAGTGTTTGACGGTCGATGTGTCGACCATCAGGTACGTTCCGCCCAGAACTCTCTTGCCGTTGCGCTTCCGGTTCGCCTCGCGCTCGATCATCTTCGCGTACGGATCGATCGCGAATGTGATCAGGTTGTCCGTGATCTGATCGACCTGGGAAACGTCACCGCTCAGCAGTGCCGGCGGGATCTGCAGCGCGTTGGCCACCTTTGCGTATATCTCACTGGTGAGATCCGTGATGTCCTTCACTTCGCTGGTTGACTTCCGCGTGCCGTTGGCGCTCTTCGGCTCGTAAGCAAAGCCCTCCCAGAGGGGCATGACGGCGTTCTGTGACTTGAAATAATCCTTGAATGAATCATTGATCATCTCAGAATAAACGTCGTTAAACGTCCGCGGAGTGCCGTCTGCTTTGACTCCGTACGTCGCCGTTGTCGCTTTCGCCTGAATGTTCAGGATCCCGCGCTCACCGGTCGACCGGAAATAATTCTGGATGGCTCCTTCGAGCAGCTGGTTGTATTCGCCCACCAGCTGATTGAGAAGCCGGGAGATGTTCTTGTTCGAGAGTTTGAAATACATCACATCAGAAGCCCGGAATGGCCTCGGAAATTCGAATACGTCGCCGTTGGCTCCCTCATCTGGGAAGATCCTGACGTTTTCGAAAGTGTCCTCACTGATTCCGTTCGATTTTCGGACGTACTGATCCGCGATGTACAGATCGCCCTTCGATTCAACGATCAGGCATTCGTTCTTGTAGATCAGTGCCCACACGAGTTTCTGAATGAACTGAGATGCGTTCTGATTCGGATTCGGAGAATAGTTCCAGAGATAGTACTCGGACTCTTTTCTTTCCTGACCGCGCATGAATGTTCTGAATTCGCACTTGCTCAGCGCATAGGCGATGATATTGATCCCGGAATGAAGTGCGAAATCATAGATCGCCAGCCGATTCCATTCATCGCGATTTATGAAACCTTTCAGATCCTCGCTGGTGATCGTGTACTCACCAGATCCGAGCATCTTGTTCTGAATCGCTTTCCAGAAATCGCCGATAATGCTCATTTGCTCTCTCCTTTCCGTCAATATTTCGCGACGCCGAAGTTCACGCCGCACAGGTTGACAGCCTGCGGCAGCTTGTCTTTGATGCACAGTGCGTGCGCTGACGCCATGAAGACGTCGTTCTTCCTGGCGTGCGGTTCGATCTTTGCGAATGTCCAGTTGTTGTTCGTGGACATCACGAGCTTCGTGTTGTTGGCCGACCATCTCCAGAGCGGGTTCTCACCCACAGAGATCGCCTCATTGACCAGCAGAGACTCGATCACAGGCACGTTCAGGACGATGTCAGACGGACGGAGCAGTTTCACAGATTCCTTGTCCTCGGCGCTGAAATGAGCCTTCTCGGCAGCCTTCTTCATCATTCCCCAGCGGTACGTGTCGCACGCCATCTGCAGGATGTGAAAGCCCTGATCGACCGCCCACTGGATGATCAGATCCGGATCGATCTCGACCGCGTTGACGATGTCCAGCAGGCCATCATCGGCCCACGACTGGATCGGTGCTTTGATCCTGTCCCAGTCGCCGGACTGTCTGCACAGCCACCCGTGAGCGATCATGTGATACCTGTCCCGGGTGTCATCCGCAAACAGAAGACACGCCCCGGCCATGTCGGTCGTCTTCGTGTAGTCGATGCCGAGCACGCACGGCCGTCCGTCGATCGGGAATGCCGGAGGTTTTGCTGTGGCCAGAATGTACTTCCAGTCGACCACCTCCTGATCAGTCGGGATAGACGGAAGACAGCAGCGTTTCGTCTTGAACTCCGGGCGCTTCTCCGGGAAGATTTTCTGCTGCTCCCATGCAAGCTCGATCTCATCGTGGAGATTCGGCATGAACTCCAGAGATGGATTCGCCTTGTACCACTTGTCCGGCTGATCGACCTCTTCCTCGGATTCCAGACGGCAGAGGAACGGAAAATAACGCAGCTTGTTCTCGCCTGTCTCGAGGATCTGTTCACACGCCTCGATGGTTTTGTCCAGCGGACCGTCCCGGACGAATCCCTGCGTCGTGATGATGAACTCGCGGCGCTCCGCAACCTTTCCGAAAGCGGACTCGAACACGGAGTACTCATCCACGGACTTATATGCATGGATCTCGTTCAGGATCAGGCAGCCGATCTGCTTCCCGTCCTTCGTCTGGGCGTTGGATGTGTTGAACCGGAGAACCGATCGCGTCGAATAGTTCACGATCTCTTCTTTGTTCACATCGAATAGTTCCTTGAATTTCGGAATAACTTTTCCCTTGCGGGTCATCGTGTTGTACGCGACCTTGTAGGAATCCTCGATCTGCTTCTCACTGTTGGCGACGAGATCGACGTGATATTCCGGGATGCCGAACATCGGCGTCTGGAAGAAATTCCCGATCGGGACGATCAGATGGTCCTTGCCGTTGCCTCTCGCCATCAGGATGACGAAAGTCGACCAGTACGGCCTGGTAAGCTGCGCATCACGGTACACGAATATGCAGGAGATGATGCACCGCTGATAGGGGAACAGCTGCAGGCCGTAGTTCGCTTCGATGTATCTGATGCAGTCAGAACATCGCCTCCGGTCGAAGTGAGCGTCCGGATCCTGAAGCATCGGATCGATGACCTTCTCAAACAGAAGCCATCGGTCGCGATTGATCCATTCCAGATGTGCTTTCATGTACTGCCGGTAATCTTCGATTTCTTTTATCACCAGCATGGCCGGAACCTCAGAAGTAGGACGATGGATCCGCCTCGTCCGTCTTTCGTGCCACAGGCTCGCGCAGATTGAGATCGTGCAGGATCTTCAGCATGGTCGACGTGACCTTTGTCATCTGAATGATCCCGTCGTGGGTCTTGTGGCCGGTGACTTCTCCCTTGCCATTCGTGACCGGGACCATGACGCCCCGGTATTCAACGTCGCGCTTCAGTTTTTCCCTCGTCTTGAAGTACCATATGTAATCATTGACGAGATCACGGTAGAAGTCGGCGCTCTTGCCTTGCGCGTCGAGCTGATCGGTGAGGCTTTTCCGGATCCGACGGATGGTCGTTGACTCGCTGACCACTTTTTCCGTCTTTTTTCTGGTTTTTTTCGGTTTTTCTGATTTTTCCGATTTTTCCTGCCGTTTTTCAGCGGCCATCGATGGCACCTCCTCCCGCGCCCACGCGAGAAATGAGATCAGAGAGAAAATGGCCAGACACCTGGCCGGTCCTAAGGGGCTGAGCGCTTTTCCGTTTTTTCTGACCCGGGGTCAGTCGACCGGGCACGCCAGCCGGAAAAATTTTTCCCGAAAAAAACTTCAGACAGTGTGCCGATCGTTTTCTCTTTCGTTCCGGAAAAATATTTTTCTCGTTCTCTTGTTTCTCTTCTTCTCTTCGCTTCGTTTGCGCTTTGTTTCTGATGCTGCTTTAAAGAAGTAATCTTCAGACATTCACGCATGAGTTGCTGCTTTGAGAAAACAAAAAAAGAAATCGATCAATCATTCACCATCTTTCAGGATTCATGAAATGATTCTCTCTTTCTTTCCACTGTCTTTCAGGATGTTCTTCTTCGTGACATGCAGCGCACAGTGATTCCAGGTTCGTGTCTGTCAGCGCCAGCTCTGGACAGTCACGCAGATGGACAATGTGATGAACCGTGTTCGCCTGTGTGTATTTCGCAGGAATCTTCCTCTTGCATCGCTGACACTGATGATGGTCACGCTCGAGGATGGCCTCCCTGCAGACCCTCCACTGCTTGGTGTGGTAGAAGGCTTTCCACCCTCTGGGTGATTCGGCGGCGAGCTTACGGATCCATTTCCCTGTGGCGATCTGACTGAGGCTGAACGTGACAGCTGGGTTGTCTATTACCGGAGTATTCATCCACAGATCGGATCCTCCTTTCAGGGCAAAGAAAAGGACGAGCGATGGCCAGATCTCTCGTCCCTTCTTCGACAGGCTACAGTGTAGCACCCGGGTACATGTGACTGTTGTTTACTTTTATGTACTTTTGTAACCTTTTGTAATCAATCGGTGACATTTGTATCCCCGAAGTGTGCCGTGATCCTCTTGATCAGCGGCTGATATGATGTGCTGCCGAGGATCATCATCGCCGTGTTTTCCCATGTCCAGCCGAGAATGTACTTGTACCGGAGAATGGCAGCCACCCGGAAGTCTTCGAGATCATCGACATACTTCTCGCAGTCCTTCTGCTGTTTCTCGAGGATCTCGCGCCTGGCTCTCAGCGTCTCGATCCGCCGGACTTTCTGTGCTGTCGGATCAGAAGGGGATGAGGAAAGTGACCCCGGGGTCATTCGCCCGTTCGGGCTTGAAACCTTGCCGTATACCCAGTTGATCTCATCGTCGATCGCTCTGATCGCGACTTTCCGGGACTGGTACTTTTTGATCTCTTCGAGGGTCATGCTTTACTCCTTTTTGTTGAACACAGGACACGTCAGCTGGTGGGGGACATATGCCGTCATGCTTAACTCTGCTTTTTTCGGTTTTCGGCCCTGAACAATGTCGCCGTCAGGAAGAACAAACGGACTGCAGCCGGCCTGTTTGCGCGGATCCTTAATAATCGTCACATCTGCCGGCGGCCAGTCGACCGGAAACTGATCTGCTCCGATCCGGTCGATCAGAAGGATGGACTTTCCGCAGAGCTTACACTTCCGCTCCGTCCATCCCATCAGAATCAGCTCCTCCATGTCTCCCGAACCAGTTCGCCCGTCTGCATGCCGCAAAATGCGAGCATTTGATCCGGTATGACCTTATAGAGTGATACTTGTCGATTTTTTCGCGATTTTCGAGAAAAATCGTCATATATTCGAGCGGACACTGATGACAGATCGGCATTGTTACGGTCTCGACCCGTTTTCCGAGAATCATGTTGAAAACTTCGGTCTCTTCCAGATCCGGATACTCTTCCCGCGTGAATTTTTCCATTTCTTCAGGATCTTCTTCCGGATCTTCGGTTTTTTCCTCTTCCTGGCTTCCGGAATCGTCAGGAATGGATCCGATTTTCAGCGTGAGCTCGTTTTCTTCTCTTTCCTCGCGGATCTGATGTGCGAACCACACCGGGGTCAGAATTCCGAGCACTGCGATCGAGCACATAAAGATAAATACAGGGTAATCCATTTATTCCTCCATTTCATTGATTCGAATAAGCACCCCGGGGACATCGGAGAACATTTTCAGCAGATCCAGATGCGCGATCGCCGAGTCGTTTTTGATAAAGTGCATTTCCTGCAGCACATCCCCGAGAATTTTGTTCATGTTG